GATTATCATTTTAGATGAAGCAGATTATTTGACTCCAAATGCACAAGCAGCATTGCGTAATCTTATGGAGACTTATAGCAAAACTACGCGTTTCATATTAACATGTAATTATGTTGAAAAGATTATCGATCCAATTCAATCTCGTTGTCAGACATTTGCAATTACGCCTCCCAATAAAACGGATGTAGCAAAACGATTAGTGCAAGTATTAGAAGAAAATAATGTTCAATATGATATCAAAGATATTGCTGCAATTATCAATGCATCATATCCAGATATTCGTCGTGCTATTAATGCATCGCAAGCATCCGTAGTTAATGGAGTATTGCAATTAGATAAAGCAAGTGCAATTCAAGCAAATTACATGACTGAAATATTGGATGTTTTAAAAAATCCAAAAGATAAAAAAGCTGCATTTGGTAAGATTAGACAAATTATTGCGGATAGCAAAGTTAGAGATTTTACTCCAATGTATACTTTCTTATTCGATAATTTAGATGACTTCGCCTATGGACATATTGCACCTTGCATATTAATTATCGCAGAATCGCAATATAAAGATGCTAGTGTGGTTGATAAAGAAATTAACATAATGGCAATGTTTGTCAATATTTTAGGAGAAATATGAGTAAATTAAATGTAAATATCGGTCCAAATGATATGCAACCGATACAATGCAAAGAATGTGACGGATTATACTTTCGTCAGGTAATGGCAATCAACAAAGTATCAAAATTCTTAACCGGGGGTGATAAAGATACAATGGTACCGGTACCTGTATTTAGATGCGATGATTGCGGTGCTATTCCGGAAGAGTTTCAACCAATTAAATTGAAAAAATAATGTCCATACCTTATCATAAATCTGACGTAACTATAGTATTTAAGACATCAAATCGTAGCAATGCAAAAACAAAAATGAAAACGTTGCGAAATAAAAGCATCGATGATGTATTAGAACGAAAAATACCAGGAATACCAGATAATGCAGTTATTTTAGAAATTGCTATGGGAGACTTATTTGAAATGAAATTAAAAGATAAATATAAACTATAAAATGGCAGAAGAAAAAAAGAGTGCAACTATTTTCGATTTAATTAACGGAGTAACTAGCAAAAAACGAGAATGGACAAAATGGTCCGAAACGGATCAATCGAAATTTTCGGTTTATATGGTTAATCGTTATTTGTCAATGCGGCAGGATCTGATAGACGTAATTAATGAGTTACAAAAATATACAATTGGTGTGTTACGTCCCAAAGAAACGTATCGTCTTTATCATGATTTATTACCTACAAACAATAACTTTGCAAAGTATGTTAAAGGCAAAAAAGAAGACAAATTTTCAGATAAATTGATTGAACAAATTGCGGAACATTACAAAGTTAGCAAAACAGAAGCAATCGACTACGCCGACTTATTAAATCAGGATCAGTGCACTCATCTTCTGTCACTTTATGGGTACACCGAAAAAGAAATAAAAACCGCAATTAAAGGAGTACGTAAATGAGTGTAAATACACAATCTCATTACCGAGGCAAAGATAGCTTATATAAATTTGCTGACGAATGGGGACTGAATAGTTATGAGTTTGATATTATTAAGCGCGTTGTTCGTTGCCGACATAAAGGTACGTTTCAACAAGATTTAGAAAAAACCAAAGATTTAATCGATATCTACTTGCAAGAACAAGTTCATAATCACGTAAAATTTGAACCCGATTACTTGGAACTTAAAAAATAAATTCATATATTTAATGTATGAAATCTGGAAATTATATCAATCCTGTATACAAGCTATCATTACGAGATGCTAATACGGTACCTAGAAAAATATCTTATTCGCAATGGTCAATGTATGATCGTTGTCCGTTATCTTGGAAATTAGCATATATCGACGGATTGGCTCCATTTCAAGCATCAATTGATACTTGCTTCGGCACGGCATTTCATGAAACGTTTCAATACTTTATTGAAGTTATGTATACTGATTCAGTTAAACGTGCTGAAGCATTAGATTTACGTGGCATATTAACTAACAAGCTTCGCGAAGAATATGCTAAATGCGTACAAGAAACCGGAGGACATTTTTCCAATCCATTACAGTTAGCAGAATATTTAGAAGATGGTGTTGCTATATTGGAATGGTTTAAGAAACGGCGCAAACAATATTTTTCTACTAAAGATTGGGAATTAATAGGCATTGAAGTTGAATTATGCACACCAGCATCCCCAAACAACCCATCGGTATATCTTTACGGATTTATAGATTTAGTTATACGTCACGTACCTACTAATACGATACACGTATTTGATATTAAAACGAGTAGATCTGGATGGAATAAACATCAAAAGGCAGATCCTACAAAAGCAGCACAATTGGTAATTTATAAAAATAAATTTTCCGAACAATTTGGCATTCCAAAAGAAAATATCATAGTTGAATTTTTTATCGTTAAAAGAAAAATGGTTGAAGAGTCCATGTTTCCACAAAAACGTATTCAATTATTCAGACCTAGTTCAGGTACCGTTACGCAACGCAAAGTTCAACGCCAAATAGATGAATTTGTAGATCATTGTTTTGATTTGGAAGGCAATAAATTAGCAGATCGACAATACATGGCAATTTCCGGTAAAGGCGATAAAAATTGCAAATATTGTCCTTTTAAAACTGATTACGTAAATTGTCCAAAAGAAAATAGGATTCGTACAGAAAAATAATTATATTGATAATATGATTCAATTTAAACATAAACACGCATACGTATATAAATTTGAATTACAAAAACGAGCTCCTTATGTAGGATGGGAACAATGCGAATATGTTTTATTAACTGATATCGACGATCCTAATAATAAAGAAAATCGAAGATTATTAGAAACAGGATTACGTATTGCTTATAACAATCAGATGCCAAAAGGTGTTAGATTTTCATACGAAAAGACTATATGACAAAAGTAGCAGTTATAGGAAATACAGGTTGGCAAAATAAACGTAAAGTTCAACAAACGTTACAAGAATTAAAACGTAAATTTTCTGCAGATCTGCAGATTATCGGTGCAGGTGGAAATGAAGGTGCTAATAGCATGGTTAGAAAATATGCTTTAGAATTTGGCGTCGATTATAAAGAATTTAATCCATCATTTTCGGGATATAATTTGTATTCAGCAATGCCAGAATCATATTATGGCAAAAAATACCATTTTAGTCAATTACATCATCGTATGAAATTAATTGCAGAACATTGTGATTATATGATCATTATGACAAATGATGAACAATTGGATCCGGTATTAAAAACTGCATATAGCAATATCAACAAATTGAACAAACCGGTAGTTATACTAGGTTAATATATTTATTAATATAAGTTATAAAATAAAAAAAAAGGTTATAAATGGAGTTACCAAAGTTAAAAAAGATTGATCCAAACAAACCAGCAAAAAAGAAAATTTTATTGTTAGCGGACGATTTTCGTTTGCCGTCTGGAATTGGAACAGTTAGTAAAGAAATCATTTTAAATACGGTTAAGCATTTCGATTGGGTACAATTAGGTGCTGCATTGCAACACCCAGATGCAGGTAAAGCATTTGATTTATCTCAAGATGTAGCACGCGAAACTGGAATCGAAGATGCATCGGTAAAATTAATTCCATGGACTGGGTATGGCGATAGAAATATTCTATTTGCAATATTGAATCAAGAACAACCAGATGCAATTCTTCATTTTACCGATCCTCGTTATTGGACTTGGTTATATGCGTTAGAACATGAAATTAAAACGACATTCCGAATTCCTATTACATATTATTCTATATGGGACGATTTACCATATCCAATGTGGAACGCTCCATTTTATGGTAGTTGTGATATGATTATGGGAATTAGCAAACAATCGGATAATATTCATAGAGAAGTACTTAAACAAAACGGATTTGGGGTTGTAAACTACGATGACGGGGACTCGGCTCCTGCAGATATTAAATGGAATGACGTAATTACTGGGTTCGTACCTCACGGATTAAATCATAATGTATTTAAACCATTAAGTAAAACGGATGATGCATATCAAAAAATGTTTACCCAAATTAAAAAACAAAATGATGTAGATTTTGTAGTATTTTGGAATAATCGAAATATAAGAAGAAAACAGCCTGGAGACTTAATCTTAGCATTTAATCATTTTGTAGAACAACTTCCAGATGAACAAAAAAATCGAGTTGCGTTATTAATGCATACGCAACCTGTCGACGAAAATGGAACTGATTTACGTGCTGTAGCAAAAACATTAGCTCCTACATGTAAAATTATATTTTCTGAACAAAAACTATCTGCACAAGATTTGAATGCAATGTACAATGTAGTAGATGTTGTAGTAAATATCGGTTCTAACGAAGGATGGGGACTTAGTTCAACTGAAGCAATGTTATCTGGTACTCCGATTATTAATAACGTAACGGGAGGATTACAAGATCAATGCGGATTTACAGATGAAAATGGCGAATGGCTTCGTTTCAATGGCGAATTTTCAACAAATCATACCGGTCGTTATAAAAATCATGGAAATTGGGCTAAACCAGTATTTCCTAGTAATAGATCATTGCAAGGCTCTCCGTTAACTCCTTATATTTTTGACGATAGAGCAAATTTTGAAGACGTTGCCAAAGCAATCGCATATTGGTATGGTACCGATAGCGACTGGCGAGAAACATATGGATTAGAAGGACGAGAATTTTGTTTAAATAATGGATTAACTTCAGAACAAATGGGTAACAAAATGATTGAAATGTTTGGTTATTTATTTAATATACAAAAACAATCTAGACCATTATATACTTTAAACAAAGTAGACGCAATCAAATACGAACAAACAGGAATAGTAG